CGTAACTCATTAGCTAGGTTCCGTAGGCCATGCAGGCAACTCAGAAACCTTGGACGCTTGCGCTGGGTAGTCTCGAAGCTCTTGCCGGTACGTAACCCACTTGGCTTTCTTCGCATCTGTCAGTGGCGAGTCAGCGCCTTGCGTCCAATCGCTTGCAGCTAACCGCTGATTACGAGAAGCCCGAATACTTGTGAAGTCTTTGTCAGCGTCCTCTACTGCTTTCGCTGCTGCTGCTATTTCTTCGTCAGTAAATTCTTCGATTGTGACTTCGCCTGTAGTGCAGTTGATTATCTGTTTCATTCGCTTGTTCTCCTACGAATTCGAGATTCCGTACAGTGACATTTTTGAGCTAGTCGTAAAGTTGCCATTGCCGGTATTGAACTTGACTGTGTTAATGGCGTGGTTCGCTCCTGTGTTGGGCAGCGTGCCTGCGGCTAACTGCACGATCTGTTCAGTATTGAGGCTGTTACTGATTCCGCCCATAAACAACTGGAAGGATTTACCCACTGAGTTCGTTGTGTTTCGGTAGGCCGGTATATACATCCAGAATCCAGCAGGGTTATAAGCGTCGTTAGCTGAGCCGGGTATCGGCCACATATTGATTTTGTCTGACGTTCCAGCGCTCGCATAGTTGTTTTGGTAACCAAGAAATGTGCTGGTGGAGTATCGGTCGTAAAGCTGTGCGTAGTTGTAGTTGCTAGCTGCGAACCAAAGTCCGCCGGTGCTGGAACCAAACTGAATGTAGTTGCTGGCGTTAGTTGGCGTGTACCAAGTAGCGTCGTCGCCTTTGAGTGTCCCAATAAACAACAGATCATCGTACGTTGCAGCGATGCTCCCAAAGGTAAGCGATGAAGCTGAACCGGTTGGGGTCATTGTTGAAATGTGTGTGATTGCGCTTGCCATGTCTATGCCTTATACCCTGCGAGCATGTAAGAAGTGCCAGAGGCGTAATAACCGGTGTACGGGTACAAGTCAATCTCGGTCACCGCCGAAGTAGTAGATATGCCACCGACAACAGCAAAAGATAGGCCATCTACAGTAGAGGCATTGCCTTGCGCTCCTCTGCTCATCATCAGTTTGTATTCAGACGTATTCGTGTAGTTCGGCACGAACATGGTTGCAGCAGAGAACGCTCCTGTAGCGTAATCGCTCGCCGCCATCGTGCCGCATTGACCGAAGGCTTCAACATCCTCCCAAGCCGTGTACCTTAAGACAGTTCCGCTTTCTGGGCTGATCCAACCAGCGCTCCCGTACTTTGATCCCGTTTCACCGTTCATTCTGAACTGCATCCAAATGTCACCGACGGTTGCATAACTTCTCCACGAAAGCGTGATCTCTAAGTGCTGGTAGGTCTGAGGAATTGCACTAAACACAAGGTTGGCGGTTGTGTTGTTACTTATGTTCCCTTCCTCAATTACTTCAAAGTCAGCCATGAGTCACGGTGCCCCTCTACCAAACAACGTAAACGTCGTCGGTTCCTTGAAATAGTAATTACTCGTTGTGGTAGGCCGGGTTATCTGGAGTCCTTGCACAGCGCCAACTACGTCATACATCCAGCCGCCGTGAACGTGATAAAAAGAAACCGTGCCTTGACCTGTCCCATTCTGCCACCCAATCGCAGTCGGCAATTTTGCAGTGTTTGTGTAGTCCATGAAGTCCCATATAGCGGACATGCCGACACCGGTATCTGATTGACCGGGAAAGTCAGTCGCATAACCCGGCACGTTAGAAAAACTAACGACATCCATAGTGCCGGAAGAGCTTCCGCTACTGCTTACCCTCCGTGTTCCGTAATCCGCCACGTCTGTATCAACTCCACTACCCACATCAACGTAAACATAGAACCGGTCACCGAACGCAGAGGTTCTCGCCGCAGAAACGACTAGACGCAGATCCCTATAGGTTTGAGGAATCGAAGTCAAGTTGTACGTTGCGGCGGTGGTATCGGTAACGGTCGTCGAGATAACTTCCCAAGCGTCCGGCGGAGCAGGCCAAGTACCAGCCCCCACATTCTCAGCAACCTCATTCAGGTCACCCCACACACCAGACGCAGCAGAAGAAGTCGGAGCAACCTCTGCTCCGATTCGACTCCACGTCTTGCCCGCTTCGATACCCGCCATAGATCAGGTAATTTCTAATATAGACATTGTTACGTCGATCTGAGATGTAGCGTCAGACCAAACGGCAATGATATCTCCCGGCTCTAAAACCTGCTTACCCGCGACCAAACCGATAGCCGCATTCAGTGGAACTGAAATAGCTTTCGCTATATATGTGGTTACTACTGCCGTGCTATCAAGCACCGTAGCGTTCACCGGGTGAGTACCCGAGCCCACATTGGCTGCCTGTAACTGCAACACAATAGTTTTAGTCAGAGCAGGGCACGTATAAAACGTGGCCGTAGCTGCGGGAGCCGCAACATTAACGACTTTGAAAGTATTAGCCATAATCTACTGCTCCTACGACAGCGCCAAAATGAGAGGGATAGGGGAATCTGGAGCCTGCCAGAGGGTTGTCCCGCTGACAGTGCAAGTGAGGACATCACCTACCGTGGTGGGGTTGGAGCTACCAATCCCCATCTTGGTTTGCACCGCAACAGAAGCATCATTCACATTGACGTGCATATCGTCATGCAAAAAGTTGGTTGCGTCCAGCTCAGTCGTGGGCAAAATCGTTGTTGGGAGGGTACTCCCAGTGGTGTTGCCATCGAGAGAGGTCGGAAAATTACTTGCCATGACAGTCCTCCTACGGGGTCACGTCGAGAGTAAAGATGCCGGAAGCATTCCAAACAATCTGGAACGTACCGGACGTAGTTGAAAAGTTCCCTCCGAAATCGACGTAAGCGATCAAAGGTTCACCAGGTTCACTGGTGTTGTAAATCACTGCGGCGGCCGCGTTAGTGATAGTGGAAGCAGCCCACGTCACGTCAGCAGCATCCCAAGTGATGATCGCTGCCGCAGCTCCCCCTGATATAGCGAAAGTGACACCCGTTAAGGCTTCACCGCCAGCCACATACCCGACCCCGGCGGAAACTTCGCCACTTACATCAGCCTTAACTGAATCAGTAGCAAAATTAGGGGTATACGACGACTCAACCAACATGCACTTAAAGCGCCCTGCGGTCGTGTCATCAAAATCTATTTCAAAGTTAGTAGTCTGCGTCAAATTGTTCTTCAACGGCAAAGCATAAAGGCCACTAGCCACGGTTAACTCCTCCGGTCCCAGTTATGGGCTTAGGTCGGATAGTCACGTTTCCGTTGCTGGTTGATCCGGCCATTACTTTTTTCCCTTCCTTCGAGTATTAGTAACTTTTCCCCCTGTTTTTTTTGCGTAAGCACGAGCAGCTTTCCGACCTGCATCAGAATAACTGAAATGTCTGTTACCAACTTTTGGCATTACACACAACCTCGTCTAATCAAAACCCAGAGTAGCAAAAAACCCGGTGTGAATGGGAGGGCCAGAGGAAAGGGGTGACTCTGACCCCCCCACACCGTTAGCTCAAACCTTTAGAGGCTCGATGAGCTTTCTACGCGTTGGAGACATTCCTCACGGAATCGTTCGTATCCAACAAGGTGGTACCAGCCCACAGTGATGAACCGGCGAAGGCTGTCAACAATAGGTCCGTACACAATCTGTGGTTGTTCACCAAAGCCAGCGGCTCGGGAGAAACCTTTCGCTAAGCCCTGACGGCCAGCGATCACAGTGTCATATACGTCGATACCAGCAGCACCAGCACCAGTTTGGATGTTAGCGCGAGGGTTCTCAATGAACTCCACGCCACCCCAGGTACCGATGGAGCCGTTGCGTACAGCAGCGGCGTCCTGACGGATCTGGAATGCGATGACATCAGTTACCGCAGCTTCGCTACGAAGATCGAACGCTACGTTGGGGTGAATCATCCCAATGTAGTTTCCGTTCTCCCAGCCCGGAGCCGAAGCTGTGCGAAGTTTCGCAGCAGCAGTACGAGTCTGGTCAGCGGTAATGGTGTCACCGGCAATAATGTTGACGGTAGCTGCACGGCCAACAGGCAGAATGTCGTTACTGCCACCGGCTGCAACAGCAGCAACAACTTGGTCGAGAGAGTCAACCATGTTGTAACCAATGATGTTCGCTGAATCTGCATCAACATTCAAGAACGACGTACCACGCAATTTAGCGGTAGTCGTCGCAGCGTTACCATGCTCTTGGAGTGTCACGGTGACTGTAGTATCACCCAACTGCACAGCAGCAATATCAACCGCTTGGGCAATAGGAGCTGTAACAGCAGTCATGTTGTTGTAGATGTCAAACGTGACGCTTGCGCCGTTGTGTGTCTGCGCGGTTGATCGAACGTCTGCGATCATTTCGTATAAAGGGTTGGAACGTAGCGCGAAATACGCTACCTGTTCAAATGCACCGGTGGAGGAAGATACCTGCCCGGTTCCGGTCAATGCCATGATGAAGTCCTAAGGGGAGAGTGGACTCCGTACCAGTGGCTACCTCAAACAGTGGCATTCCATAAATAACCCTCTGATTCCATTAAAGCCTTTAATTCCTGAGTGGAGTTCGTAGCTTTAATTCTTGCATCAAGATCAGGGTTACTTACCGGGTCACCGCCCTCACCTGCCATAGCTA